TTGTACAAGGCCCAGAGATCAGGGTACTTGATCGGGAAGACGGTGAAGCGATCGGTAGTGGGTGAGAGTATAGGATCCGCCATACTCTAATTAGGGTTTTATTCTTTAGAAGCTGGCGTACAATGTGCCGAGTGGCGTGAGGGGTGGGAGGGTCGTGGGGAAATGCACGTACGAGTTGAAGAGGGCCGATTGGTTCATGTGATCAGGGTTGGTCGGCCCCTCCTGAGAGTCGCCCTGTATGCCCGTGGGATTCGTGAACGGCACGAGCTTGAATCGCTCTTTCCACGAGTACTTTTCGACGAAGGGCATGGCCTCCATACCCTGGACCGTCTGCTGCATGAAGTTGGCCGTGCTGTTCGTGGAGGCGTCGAGGGGCGTGCCGCTAAACGCGTCCCATGAGATGCCGGAGACGGACGAGTGCACGGTGCCGGGTGGATTGCCACCACAGCACGTCGCGGGCCAATCGGCACACGAGTACTCGGTGACCCAGATGGGCAGACGGTACTTGGCATTCACTTCAGTCAGGTAATTCAGGAATGAATCAGCTTGAGGCGGGCCGTACCAGTGCACACAGATAAAGTCGGGGTTGCGGGGCCTGGGGGTGAGCAAATTAATTTGAATCAAAAAATTGTCGAGCCAGATGGATGGGTCGAGTGTAACGAGATTAGGAACGCTGGGGTTGTTGCTGATGTTCACCATAACGGGCGCCAGGCCGGTCGATGGGGCGGGTATGTTCGTTGCGCTCGATCCCGGGTGCACGAGGCTTCCGAACATCACGGGGCTGCCGAGGCGTCGGCCCGTCGCCGCCAAATCAGGCCACTTGGCGACGGCATCGCCAACCCTCATGTTTGCTTGGGCACCGGCGTTCGTACCGTCGGGTTCGTTGTAAGTGAGGAGATTCAGGGGGTCCCACCCCGGCGGGACGTTGTTCACGCCAAAGGAGGCGATGGCACCCGAGGGGGCGTTTGCTATGCTCCAGTACATTGGCGTGAAGAGCAGGCCAGGTGGGGGGATCGCAGGAGGTTTGGACCCCCACGTGTAGTACCAGTCGGAGTTCAGGGCTGCAATCTTCGCCGCGCAAGTCGGATCACTCGTGCCAGCGACGAACCCCTTCTTGGTCGCGCGCTTCGAGTCAACCACGAGTGGGGCGCTTGGCAGGGACGCGGGCACGGCCGCCTCTTGCTCTGTCGGCGCATCCGTCACGGACCGGCTCGTGGACGGTGGCGTGGGGTACAAGGGTATGTTGCTGCCTCGGGCTGGAGCCGGAGTGACCTGCACATTTTGAACTGGCAGGCCGGTCTGCGCATCTGTGAACTGGATCAGATAGTTGGCCGGACCCCCTGGCGTGGGCTTGAAAAAGACGGTGGCGAGTGGATCCCCATCTTGGGTGAGCTGCACGCCCTGTGGCTGCCGTGGCAAAGTGGCCGCGGGTGTGGAACCCACAAGAGGGCTCGCTCCTAGAGCCCCCGGTGTCGTGGAGTAACTCGCTCCTGAGGCGGTGCCGGGTGGCGCAGGGTACGCCCGACGCGCCATCTCGGCCTCCTGCGCCTCTTGTTCAGCCAAGTCCAAACCCAAAAAACTTTTTTTAATAAATTTTCTTTCAAAGTTTGACTGAGCCTGACCTACTTGAATGGCCAGTAGGATCACGAACGCGATCAGCGCTGCGATCAATTCGCAGTCCATACTGTTCGTCAATAAATAATTCTCGTCATTATTTTTATAAAATTCTAATGTAGGGATGGCCGCCACCATTAGCGGCTTCTACACTATCAAGGACTCCAATACAGCTACATTCTATGTGACGTCATCTCTGCCACCAGAGCTCAAGACTGGCGTGACTCTCCTCAATCTTCCTGGCATAATAGGCAACACTATAGTCAAAGAGGTGGTTCCGTACCAGGGGACGTACGCAGGTTACGGTGCATTCAACGGAAGTTTTGATTTCCAGGCGGACAAGGCCCAAACTATTCAGGGGATCGTGCCTGTCGCCGCCACGACCATCGCGACGCAGACGTTCACGAATCCCCCACCTCAGTTTTCCGTCTCGGGAACATATTTTGTTTCAAATTCTAAAGTTTATTTTTATTCTAAAATTCCATTCCCACCGAACATCGCCAAGAAGTGGCTCCTCTCGGGACTGTCTGGGATCGGCCCCGTCCTTGAAGTTCTACAGTTTCAGACGACTCCTGGCAAGATCTCGCCCAAGGGGCTCGGGGATCCCACTCCCTACCTGCAGTATGCGGGCATTCTCGTTCTCGGGCCACTTCCACGGACAGCGGCTCTCCCTCTCACGCCCCCCACGGGAGTGGCGTCTGGCAATCGAGTGATTCTCACCGCACCCGATAAGCCTTCGGGATTTGTACCACAGCCCTTGAATCTCGCCCCTCCTCAGCTCCTCACGATCCTCCCTCTCGATGATGATAAATTCCAGAGATTTCCCGTGGACATCCGCCCACTCGGCATCGCCGTCGGGGGGCACACAGTGGTCGAGGACAGAAATTTTGTAGAAAAAAGTCGTCTAGGGTTCAGTGCCGGTGGCGTCTTGGCGCTCGACGCCATAGGACCCCACGAGCAATACATAGCCACGACCAAGGAGTTCAAGGGGGGTGAGTGGGACCCTTCCTATCAGCAGCACTCACTGTCGGTCGTGTACCAGGAGCGCATCCCCGTGCCTGGCACGACGTTCATCAGACGTACGGAACCCGGCGTGGCTGTTGTTGAGCTTAGACCGACCGAGCTCGGGGACCTCTTATCCAACATGCACCTGCAGGTGACATTGCCCGCTCTGAGTGTGGGCAACGCCTACACGAACCAGATTGGCCGGGCCCTCATAGAAAAGGTCGAGTTCATCGTCAATGATACTATTGTGGAGACGATCTATGACGACTGGCTCGTGATTCGCGATCAGACGTTCCTCGACTACGACGAGCAGGTGGGCATGTTCAACCTCGTGAACGGCGGTCAGGCGAATCAGAACCTGAGTCCAAACGCTCCGCTCAACCTGTTGATTCCTCTTGAATTCTTCTTTTGCAGACGCCACAGTCACGAGAACAAGGGTCGCGAGAGGCTTCGGCGACCATACTTCCCCGCCTGCGCCATGCGGGCCCAGAAGATTTACATCCGCTTCACGTTCCGCCCGCAAGCCTGGTTCACAAACTTCCCGAATCCCATCGATATAATCAATCCCTATATTGTGCTCGAGTCCATCAGACTGACTGATGCCGAAAGGCTCTACTACCGCAACCAGCCACTGCGCTATATAGTCCCGACGGTCAAGAAGGAGTCGACGGCCGAGTATAATCAGGGCGCCGTGACGGCCACCCTCACCGCCAACTTTCCGGTCCAGCTCTTGGCGTGGTTCATTCGAAACAAAAATTATGAAAGTATTCAAAATACAAATTTCTATAACGCCCGGTACTTGTACGGCTACGCCTCACAGTACATCACGGCGGCGGTCCCCCTGACTTTCCCGACCGGCAACGCACAGTATATCGATTCAATTGATACGGTAAAGATTACCATGAACAACGTCGACATTCTCGACACCTTTGCGAACGGCACGTACTGCTCGTTCAAGCAGCCCATGGAGCACGGCCTGTCCGTACCCCAAAAGAACATCTATCTGTATTCATTCGGTCTGAATGTGACTGAATACAACCAGGGTGGTTACATTGATTTTTCAAAGTTAAATTCTCAAACATCAAATTTGACACTCAAGTTCTTGCCCGAGCTCGCGGCGACCATCACGCAATACTCATTGTATCTATTTTACTATGGGTACTCGATTCTGGAGTTCCAGGGCGGCTTTGCCCGCATGTCTTATCTTTGAAGGGGCCTGCGTTCTGCATATAGTCGATGATTCCGTTGGTCAAGCACCACTTGATGAAGTTGAGCTGAGCCACGGTCGTCGTCAGCCCCTGAAACTGAATGCGCTCGGTCCGACAAAAGGGATCGAAGAGCTTCTTTGAATAACCATCCAAACTGGATTTATAGGCCACGTGGACCGTAAAGGCGCGTCCCATTGGTGACGTGTACGTCACATGCCGATTCTTGGCGTAATTGGTGATGAACCACTCCAAATTACGCAAAGAAATACCCTGACTCTTGGTCGTGAGAATATCGTGCAGCCGCGCAGAGTGCGCGGGGTCGTCGTAGAACCTCGTGAGCGACTCGAGGAGCAGATCAGCCTTGCTCATTACTTTAGAGAAACGTCAAATGTTTAACTGTCTTGACCTTTTCACACGCTGGACAACCCGCCAAGAACATCGGTGGCAAACTGTGTGTGTGTAGGACCGTCGGCGCTTCGGGCTCGACCGGCCGCATCGCGATGACCGGCTTCTGGTCCTGATGCATCTTGCAGTAGCCGTCGATTCGCGCGTGACGTGTGCACCGCGTCCCCTTGCCGACGAGGCCCAAGCATTGGTCCGACTTGACCTCAAGACACGCCACGTCCTTCATGAGTTTTTCAAAAGGCAAGCGATATGTTCGAGATACGTGCTGCACGACGTTGCTCAGACGCTCGCTGACGCGCCGGTTCACCTCATTCTCGATAATGGTCATGATTTGTTGCTCCATCCGGTGCCTTGATCTCTTCTAGGTGGGCTTCTTAAAATACGCATCGAGAGTGCGCATCTTGGGATCAAAAGTGCCCTTTTTGTTTCCGGCCGTGGCCGCTGCGAAGATGGTCCGCTCTGGGTCCGAGCCGACAAGCGGCTCAAGCAAATCGCACACGGGCTTTTTGAGCTGGTTCGTGAAATAGTACTGATAGTCGAGAGGGACGCCATGCTCCTTGACCCAACCAGGGTCTTCGGCCTTTTCCACGAGCTTGCCATTCTTGGGCGCCAGGGCCACCACGAACTGCACCCGGTCCCCCTGTTGGGGCTCCGAGCCGGGAGCGCGCGTCTTGATTTTGTCACGGACGGCGACGTGCGGCATCGCCACCTTGTAGTCGCTGGCGAGCTGCTTGCTCATCATGAGCTTCTCCATCGGCACCTTACCCGCTACGAGATCAGCCGATGCCTGACGCGCAAACTGGATGACGGGTCGCGGGTCGTCACTCTCGAGGATCATCCCGAGCAGACTCTTGAGCGTCTCGCGGACGTACGGGCAGCTGTCGCGCCGGACCACCTGCAGCCCCTTGACGTCAATCTTCTTGAAGGCGATGGCTCCAGCTTTGTTCTTCTCGTACATCTTGGCCGCATAGCGCTTCTTGCTGTACAAAAAGTACGGGCAGTAAACCTTCTCGAGTTCCAGGTCGTTCGGAGCCTTGAAGAGCTTCGTGCATTGCTCGGCCGCCAGCTCCCCTTGAGCCCACGAGTAATCGATCGCCTCTTGGCCCTTGCGGCCCTGCACGTCAAACTCGACCATGACGCTATCGGTGTCCCCGTACCGCACCTTGGCGCCTGGGAAATTCGCCTCGACATAATTCTTCGTCTCATCGATCATCTGACGGCCGCGCATGGTGACGGTGCTCGCGATCGGCACACACGGGAGCATACCCTTGGACGCGCCCGTGAATCCGTAGATGCTGTTCATGCTAATCTTGTAGGCGAGCTGCTGGCCGTTGTAAACCGCCTCCATGGGCGTGCCCTCGGCTGCCGCCATCAGCTTCTTGGCCTTTTTGCGGAACGCCTTGAGGTCCGTGAGGATCGTGGGGAGCAAGGACACTACGTTCTGTGCAAACTTGTGCGGGCCGAATGTCTCGTACTCGACGCCTGGAAGGTTGTCGTACTTGGGGTCCATGACGAGCGTGGAATAGCACAGGTTGTGAGCGACCATGATGCTCGGGTACAGGCTCGCAAAGTCGAGGGCCGTGATTGGTCCGTAATACGCGCCAGTCTGGGCGTCCAGCACGGTGGCGCCCTCGTACTTGGCGTCGTCGGCCGGCCCCTGACGGCGAAAGGTGGGGATCAGGAATCCGAGCTGTCGCGCCTTGTATGCCATCTGACTGAAAACCTTGATTTGCTGGCCGCGTTCGCTCAGAAAGGCCAGTGGGACCCAGCACGCCTTGGCCATCTCCACGAGGTTCTGGATCTGGCACACCTTGGCCATGATGGCGTGCGGCAGCTCCGTGTCCTTCAGACAGTAGTCGGCCACCTCACCGAGCTTTTGGGGATTGCCCTCGGCGAAACGAGCGAAAATCTCCTTGACTGGCATGTCCAGCTTTTGATCCTTGAGGAAATGCTTCGACACATTATTCAGCGAGTACGACTCGAGTTTGTGCTCGCGCTTAATGTCTTGGAACAGGTCGAACACGTACCGTCCAACCATGGGCACCATCTTGAGCTCGTTGTTGCCGAGGGCGCTGCTCGAGAGGTTCTTGACGACGAGCTCGGACGGCACGTCGGTCCGGCGGCCCCACAAGGGCTCGACCCCATTGCGCATCGCACGCTTGTAGAGGTATTCGAGATCAAAGCCGAAGATGTTCCAGCCTGTTATGATGTCCGGGTCCGTGGCGGCGAGATACTCACCGAACCGTTCGAGTAACTCCCTTTCCGTGGAAAAGCTCTCACAGTCGGGACCGTCCGTCTGCTTCAGACAAAGGCACTTGCGCGTCAGAGTCGAAGACTCGGCCCGCCCAAACTCTCCAGTCGTCATGCCAATCTGGAACACCACATCATTCAGATTGGCCGGGCTCGGGAAGGCACCCGTACTCGAGTAGCACTCAATATCAAAGGACATGATCTTGAGCGGGGCAATCTCGTCACGATCGGCCAAAGGTTTGAACTTTTCAGTAACTATATTTAGATCGCAGCGCGTGTCCATCTCCTCTTCATCGTGCTGGACCTCGATCCACCCCGTGCTCGTGCAGCCAGACACGTGCATGAATCGCAGAACGGGGTCGATGTTCGCCTCGTAGACGCGCCAGTGGTCACGCTCGAGGGCCCATGCAGCGCTGCGCAGAGCCTTGTGTGTCTTGAATGTAAATTTGAAAAATCTTGATTGCTGGCCATTTTGGAACCCCCACAAGTCCTTGGCTAGGACGGTCTCAATACGCGCGCCACGGACTTCGGGTGTTCGGAACCCCGTCTTGGCGAAAAAGTACGGCTCGAAGAATGTGGACGCGGCGACGGATTTCCCGTCAGCCGTGCGTCCATAGGCCCTCACGACGTACTTGTCATCTTCAGTATCGTGGCCCTCCCAGGCGACCGCCTGGAAGACCACCTTTTCCATTTATTTATAGAGAGTCTTGAAACTATAAGCCAGGACCAGAATCACTATGGTCCACCCGACGACGTGGTCGACCCGAGACATGGACCCCACCTGACTCTCTGACATTTTGTTAAAATCAGCCTGATACTGAGGGGGCTTGAAAGGCAGCCATATGTACCGACCAAACGGCACGATGGTCGGCCCGAGCTTGTTCCGACACTCATACATATAGTCGTACCATGCCATGGCGATGTATGGAAACCAAAGCAAAAAGAAAAGAACAAAATAATTCTTGTGTGGGAGGAACCAATATCCACCCGCGAGCATAGCAGAGAAAATCACGCACTTAATGTTGAATTCAAATGGGGCCCCTGGAAAGATGCCACCCGCCATGCTATTGCTGATGAAAATTTAGTGGTAGACGCCCGCGTGCATCTTGGACGGGTCAGGCTGATTGAACTGCTCGGCCGCACGGGCAGCGCGACGGGCAGCGCGCGCCGCGCGACGGGCCGCGCGACGGGCGGCGCGCTTGGCCCGACGCTCCGCTCTGGAGAGGCGGAAGTCCTCCTCGCCCTCGTCCTCGTACTCCTCGCCGTCGTCGTCGCTCTCGTACTCCTCACCGTCATCGTCCTCGTAACCCTCGGCCTCCTTCACCGCCCGCTTCGCCGCCTTGAAAAAGCCGCCGTTCTTCTTGGAACGTCCAAACATCTTTCTGCGGAAAAACTCCTCATCATCCATGCCCTCGAAGTTGGAGGCACCGAAAGGCATGCGCCAGATCATCGTGCCGAGCACAATGAAAACCAGGGCGTGCACAAACAGGCCGCCCACCTTGGGCAGGCCCTCCTGGGTGGCGATCCAGCCGCCCAGCACCGACCGAACCGCCTGGAAGGCCACAGAGCTGGCGAGCAGCATGAAGAGCAGACCCATGAGGAGCTTCTTCGGGCAAAGGAACATTATTACTTTAACAACATTTTTTGTTTCTGAGTCAACTTGGAAGGGGGTATGAACTCGTCCCTGCTGGAGATCCAGAGGTGGTCGATATGGGCTCGCCAGGGAATCTGGACCCTGTCCAGTGCCTTGCGACAAAGAACACACGGGAGGGACGTACCTGGCTGGCCGTCCCGCCTGAGCCGCGTCACGACGAGCTCGCCGTACTTTCGATAAGTCCAAGTGGAAAACTGGGCTGGTGAATTACCCTCGCGTCTGGAGAGTTCCTTCAGACGCGAGAGCATCCTGCGCTCTGCGCAGCACATGCAGTTATTGACTACGCTTAGTGCTCCAATGGAGCACGCGATGTACATTAAGTTTTTAGAGTTTCTTCTGTTTAAATGCCAGTGGATCCGAACCCAGCTGCTCCCCGGTCAGTTAGAGCCGTACACTCACTTGGCACCTCGACGACCTCGGGTGTCACGCACTGCTCAAGGATCAACTGTGCGATCCTGTAACCCGGACGAATCACGAATGGCTGTGGGTCCAGATTCTGAAGAACCACCTTGACCTCGCCTGTATAGTCGGGGTCAATGACACCCGCGAGTGTGTCGAGCCCGTGCTTCACGGCCAGTCCAGAACGAGGTGCAATACGACCGTAACATCCCGGGGGGAGAGAGACTGAAACACCGGTGGAGACCACGACTCGGCGGCCTGGCAGAACAACATAGTTGTCGGTACTGAAGAGATCGTAACCAGCGGCGGCGGCAGTCGCGCGCGTTGGCAGAGTTGCATGAGGAACCAGCTTAGTGACATTGAGTGCCATTCTAACCATTCAGAGCTCATCAGCTTTAAAAGGACGAGCCATTGAAATTCAAGATGGCGTTCAAGTCTCTCGTGCTCGACATTGACGGCGTGCTCATCCGTGATCGCCGACTTCTCGACCACGTCCGGCACAACTGTGTGCGTTACGTGGCCAAGAAGCTCCCCGAGTGCAAGGATCCCGCATACACGAACCACCTCCTGTTTGCCACGGCCGGTCACACGGCCCGGGGGCTGCAGAACAGCTTTGGAATCGACACGAGCGATTTCAACAAGGAGGTCTATGACGTGCCACTCCGCAGCCGGCTCTGGGACGTTCTGAGCAGCACCGAGTTTCAGAGGGACGCGGAGGATATTCACGAGCTCATGCGTAATGGGTGGAAGGTTACTCTCTTCACAAACTCACCGATCGAATGGGCCGGTCAGGTGGCCCACGCCATCAGTGACGAGGTCTGCGTCGTGTGTCCTAGCAGTGACGTGGTCACGTCGCCCCTCAAGCCCGAGGCGACCGCCTATACCAACTTTGCCAAGCACCACACACACATATTCGTGGACGACTCTCTCACAAACCTCGTAACGGCCCGATGGCTCCCCAACTGGCACCCGGTCCACTTCAATCCGGACAGGCACCTGGGTGGTGACGAGCCGGACTGGTGCCCGGCGGTGGGATCTATATGGGAGGTCTGCCTGTTCGCCAATTCGGCCGACCACCAGATGTCCAATCACGAGACGTATCTGTAGTTGTTATTTTATCTCTAAATAAAAGTAGATGGGGTGCCTCTTCAAGCCCAGGCCGGTCCTCTACGTGGTCCTACCCTATTTCAACTTTTGTGGATTCAAAAGAAGAAGAGAACTTTTTGTAAAATTTGTAGACTGGCTCAAGTGGAGGTGCGGGATCCGCGTTGTCGTGAGCGAGGCTCTCGGGCCGTGCCCGTTGCCGTGCCTGCCCGTCTGGCGCCACCTGAAATTTCCCGCTCAAAACAGGGTTTGGCTCAAGGAGAACCTCATTAACGTGGCGATAGGCCAGCTACCCACCGACTGGCAGTACGTTGCGTGGATCGATGCAGACCTCACGTTCCTGAACGCCAATTGGGTCACGGACACGATCAATGCGCTCGGCAAAGCTGACGTCGTGCAGATGTGGCAAACGGCCGTCAATTTCGGCCCCAATTGCGAGGCTATAAAGATTGATAAATCTTTCGCCTACATGTTGAAGGCGAGTGGGACCCCGTGGGTCCCGAACGATAAGTACGGCTTTTGGCACCCGGGTTACGCGTGGGCCTGCACGAAGCAAGCCTGGACGCAGATGGACGGCCTCATCGATTGGGCGATCCTAGGGTCGGGTGATCGGCACATGGCCATGGCGTGGGCCGGGCGCGCGCTCCAAAGCGCGCCGGGCAACATCCACCCCAACTACAAGGCTCTTTTGGAAGAGTACCAGAAGATGTGCACGGGCCTGCGCATCTCGTGGGTCCCGGGGACGATCCTGCACCACTGGCACGGCTCGTTCGAGAACCGGCGCTACAGAGAACGTTGGGAAATTCTTACAAAAAATAATTTCGATCCATTCAAGGATGTCCGAATGGCGAGCGATGGACACATCGCACTTACCCGTGCTGGTCTTCGTCTCGTTGTACAATTGGACGAGTATTTTATGGGACGCAAAGAGGACTCGTGAAAACGTGTCGTGTGTCCTTTAGGGCTCGGGCTCGGGAGCTCTCTTCACCAAAACACAAACCATGAACGCCATCCAGCGCGAGTACCTTCGCAACGCCCGCAAGGCTGTCCGGATTGCAAGCGACGTCAAGTTCAATGCCGTCGCTTACAATGCGCAAGTCAGCTGGGCCGAATCCTATTGGTACAATTACCTCAAGTCGGTGGGTACGAAGCAGTTTCAGGCTCAGGTGAACCGGCTCAAGGAGTTCCTAGCACGCAAGGACACCCACGGGGCCATGAAGTATCTCGAGACTCACTTGTGATTGCGGAACTTCGCCATGGCGAGGTTTGCAAGTGTACTGTAATATTCACGCGTTCCTTTTTGAAACCTGTTCACGCCAAGTCCCAGATTTCCAGCGCGTCTATTAAGGTTATTAGAATCACGTGCAATCTTACCCGCCCAGAATTTGTACACGCTCTCCGCCTGAGCAGGACTCGCGTTATTCAGCCGAACCTGTAATTGGTGGATATTACCAGCGTGCTGAGCTGCGGCAACAGCAAAGTTCAAATAATTTCCTTTATTAGGCATTACTTTTTACGCAGGTTATTATTTGGATCGGGCCGCTTTGCATACCACGCCTTTGGAGCCAGACCCTTCGTCACGAGCACGTACTTGTAGACCCGCGCCACGCCCCACTGGTCGGCGGTCATGCCTGGGCGGGACCCACCCGTCTGCCACGCGCGCCGCCCCCTGTCATAGACCGTGTTCAAGTTCTTCTTGGGTATTCCAGTTTTTTTTGAAATTAAATTTTTTTTAAATTTTAGGTCAGGATAAACTTTGTGAAACAGTCCGGTCCACCGGGACCGCCTGGGCTTTGCAAGGGCATTCGACTTTCCCAATTTGAAAATTTTTGTTTTTTTTCTTTTTAAAAGTTCCTTCTCACGGACCTTCTTCATAGTCTTGCTCAGACCGGCAAAGTACCTGGTTGGCCAGTGCATTACTATATATGAAGAATTATCTCCGAGCCCAGGCCGTCAGGGCCGGGTCGAACGTCGCGCCCCATGAAAAGGCGTCCGACTTGCACCGCTTGACGTGCGCCATGGCGCGCTCTTTTGAGATGCCCTCGTACCGCATAAGATATGCGGCGACCACGGCCGCGCTGCGCTGCTGACCGGCCCAACAATGCACGATGACCTCGTCACCGGACCAGAGTCGCTCGCGGATAAGGCGCGTCACACCCGGGAAGAAATTCAGCATCCGTGAATTCTCGTCCGGAGCGTCGTCGATGGCCAGACGGACCCCATCCGGGCTGCGCATAGGCAAATCTCTGGAACAGTTGACTATGAAGTAATCACGAGCCTCGCGTCCCCTGCGCTCGACGTCGTTGAACGACGCCAAGTACAGACCGTCTAGGATCTCGTACATTATTATATAAGTTTATAACAAATAATGGCCAGTCCGACGCTGGCGAATCTGGAGAAAACCCTCGTCAACATGAAGCGCAGAGAACGCACTCTTCGTAATTCAATTTGGGGTTCGGGTATGATCGGTAGAAGGGGGCTGGGCCCGAATATGGCCCAGGTCCCGAGCCACACCCGTCTCGTGGGTAATATAAATGCCCTTGAGCATCGTATTGCCAACAAACGGGCCCAAAACGCAAGACGGGCGACCGCCCGGAGACATTGGGGTATGGCGCGGCGCCTTGTGACCGCGTCAAGGGCCGTTACACGCATGAGGGAGAATGCGTGGCGCCCTCCTGTTCAAGGCGGCTCGGCATATCGCCGCCTGGCCGCGAGAACTTTGGTTGGCAGACCTTCCACTAGAACCGTGGGTACATCCACGCGCAATAGCCCTCACCGTCGGAGCCGGAGCCCGCGCAGCCCGCGCAGCCCGCGCAGCCCTTGAATAAAGACGAGACGCGAAAATAAATCAATGGGTTGGGGCATCTGCTTCGCTCTTGACGCCAACGGCTACGTGTACTGTGCAGATGGGTGCAAGTGGCGCGCCCGCAAGAGCGACTACGAAGACTATCCCGTGTGGCCCTCGGCGCGTCAGGCTGTCCTGGATTACTTCGAGGGCGAGGCGCACCGCGAGCTCGATATGGTCCGCGACGAGTTCCCCGGAACGGCCGCGGGTCTTCACCAGGCGTGTGACGAGCACATCGGCGCGGCCCTTGGAAACTACTGGGACATGAGCGAAGAGGAGCGCCGCGAGGCCCATGAGGCTTCGCTGGCGGAATTTGAGGCGGACTTGACGCGCGTCAAGGAGGAGTTGATCCGTTCCCTTGAGACGTACAAGGAGCGCAAGAAGGCCTGGGCCGAGTACAAGAAGAACCCGCCCAAGGTGCGCAAGGCAAACACGCGAGCCGACGAGCTCCGTCAGCTCATCGCGCCTCTTCGCCTCGAGCTGGAGCTCGAGGAGGTGGCCGAGGAGTGTGATCGCCTGCGTCGCGCCAAGGCGCGAGGCGTCAAGATGCTAAATCTGGAAAAGAAATTCCACGTGTAAATTAATGAACAACTACGCCATCGTTGGCCCGAACACCCTCCTCAACGACAGCACGAGGAGAAGAGCCCGTAAACTCGTGAGGAAGACGGTCAATCTCAACTGGTTCAACAACGCTTACCAAGCGAGCAATAGACACTATATCGTCATGAATACCCGTGGTAAACTGGTGGGGTTCGCACTCGTGGATCCCAATAAGGGTACAGATATGCGTATCCATCTCATAGGTACTAAACAAGGTATGGGAATAGGGCGCATGCTTATGCAACAGATACTAAATAATGCACGCAACAGGGGACTAAAGACGGTGACGTTGGAATCTGTCAATGAAGCTCGTGGTTTTTATAATAAAATGGGGTTCACGCGCTTCGGCCTTGGCAATAATATGAGGTACTATCTCTTCGCTAATAGACGAACACCGTCTTCTCGGACTCCAGCACGCGCTTCAGCTTCACGATCAGCCCGGCCAGTTTCGGCTTCTCGGGGGAATCGTCAAACGCCCCTTCGTTGAACTCCTCCTCGAAGAGCTCAAGGTCCTCCTTTGTGAGGACCATAGTCTTATTACGCCAGTAGATGACATCAGTGAGGCCTGCATCGTAAGCCTCATTGAAGTCCTTGGGCGTCTCGAATTTCTTGTCCTGATAAAGCCGGTTGATCCAGCTTAGGACATCCGGATCACTGAATTCGCCAAGTTTGTTGTGCCACTGAGGCTTGGCGAATTCAAGGAACTTGCGCTTAGGCGCGTACTTGATGGGCACAGATGAGAAGGTGGCCATGTTTGTGTTTGGTGTCTGGGCCGTCAGGATCGTGGGCCTGGCGTTCACAGGACACGTTTTCACTTCTTCCATGGTGCGCAGCTGGCCCTCATGGTGAACCCCTTGATGGGCCCCAAGAGACACGCGAGCTTTGAGAACTTTCTCGGAAGGCTAAAAACCTTTTTGTTCGAGGCCCTGACGCACTTTTTGTTTTTAGGGCCCGCCTTGCGACAACTCTTCATATAAAAGTATCAAACGTTTTTAAACTAATATGGAGGGTTGGATCGCTCTCACACGCACTTCGACGCTCGGCACGCAGCCCCGCAAAGTGGCCCTCTCGAGTCGTAATTACGTCGTGTGGCGCAATCACAACAACGAGGTCCAGATCACTTCGGACGCGTGTCGGCACCGCGGCGCGTCCCTCTCGGGTGGCAAGGTGCTTCGGGACGGCACGATAGAGTGCCCTTACCATGGGTGGAAGTATACGGAAAAGAAACTGTGCAAGCCGTGGGGCAACGACTGCGCCGAGCTCCTCCAGATTGACTTTGACAAGAAAGATCAGGATGGTCTCTTGTGGGTCCGTCCGAAGGGTCTCGACGGCCCCGACCCACCTGAGGTTCCGCACGTCAAAGATCCTGAATTCGACACCATGTGGTTCGAGACGACCATCAAGCAGTCTGCCCAGATGATCATCGAAAATGGGATCGACCCGTGCCACGCCTCGTGGGTCCACGCAAACCCGCTTGGTTTCGGGACGGCCAGTGAGAAACCGACAAACGTCGTCCACCGGGGCCACACGATCGAGTTCGACTACGTGCCGAACCGCGAGGCCCTGTCGACCAAACTGTTCGGTCTGAGCACGACGCACAACTTCCACGCGTTTGTCCTCCCGTACACGACGTGGAGTGACGTGGAGGTCCACGGGGACAAGGTGCTCATGACGTACGTGACCCTGTGCCCACTGGACGAATTCACGACCAAGATGTTCGTGGGGTTCAGCCAGAACTTTGGCGTCCCGTCCGCGCTCTTCGTCCTCATGGGCAAGGCGATCGTTGAGCAGGACCGTGTGATTCTTGAGAATTTAGATTCGAGCTTTCGGTTCAAGGGTATGAACGGAGAGCACGACGAGCTAGTGGTGGCGTACCGGGACGCTCTACATAATAGTATTTTCAAGTAAATTACAAATCAAAAGACTCAGATCGGAAGAGCGACGTGTAGGGAAAAGGTGAAAGACCCCTGGGGCGAGGGAGG